TATCAACTGTTTCCATTGGAAATTCAACATAGTGACAATCTTCCAATTCGTAGATTGAATTCACAATGATTTGGCGCGTTTCTTCTTTAGTTGGCTCTTTAACTTTGATAACCTCAAAAAGATTAGTCATAGATTGATCCTTCTCAATATGCTTCTTGTAATCAACTTGGGTAATTGTCGCGAGACAAGAAATATTTGGCCGCGCTAAAATACTCTTCAAGAAATTTGAAATTTCACTTGGACCATCTTTAAATCCACTTCCAGAAACTACTTGGAAATCTGGAATAACAAGAACAGCGCTGCCGTGATCCTCCAGTTCCTTTGTCAGGTTTTTAAAACGACCTTCGATAGAGCCAAACATTGAAGCTCCAGCAATAATTGCTGTAATGTCAAGCTCATAAAATGTTTTTTCACGCAAGACCTCTGAGCTTTTGCCGCTATTAATTTTTTCGATGACGCCGCGAATAATGCTTTTTCTACCAACTCCTGGATCTCCAATTAGAATAGCATTTCCTTTTTTATGTCGGCAAAGAACATCTAAAATATTGGAAATTTCTTCGGAACGTCCATAGATTTTTTGAGATTCAGTTCCATAATCAATTGATAGGTTCTTGCAAAACTTATCAATTGTTGGGAAATCTGGCTCAGATAATTCTCTTGATAATTCTTTCAAGCCTTCATCTTTTAAAGAAACCATGTCTGCTGTTTTTTCTAAAATTTCATCCAAGGAAATATCGTGGATGGCGAAAAAAGATTTAATGGTGGGCGATGAATTTAGAAGCTCATGAAAAAGATGTTCGGTATCAAAATATCCATAACCCAATTCTTTTGCCGAATCTTCAGCCTCTTTTAAGACAGTATTATATTCCTCCTCACATCCTTCAAAAATCTCTGGGAAAACATCTGGTAATTTTTCAGATAAGCTATCTTTAACAGCTTCGGGATTTATTTTAAAAGATGTTAGCAAATTTTGAAATTTGCTCTCATTTAAAAGTTGCGAAAATAAATCGACAACATTGTTTGGGCGATTATTTTTTTGCGAAGTTTTTGAGGCTTCTTCAATATGGCGGATTAAATTAGGTGTTTGTTGCATTACTGTGTGACTTTAATCGGTATATGTTATTTGTCAAGTTATTTTATTTGCGATAGGCGAGTATATATTTTCTCATCAATAATTGAGAACTTATCTACCATAAGCAAATCTCCGAATTTCTTTCCTACCACTGTAACTATAGAATCCTCTTGTGGAACTGGTAGCTTTTCTTCAAGATGACGCGACCATTTATTATCTTTGCCGTTATCTCCAAACATTCCAGATAGCTTACCGCTCTCATCAGAAATGTCTAGCATCATGTATTTATTACCTTTTTTAGATGTTGTCTTTTTCACTTCGGTCACGACTCCAACAATACGAACTAACGTGTTGTCGTCGAGAGAATTAAATTCTAGAATTGAAGTAAATGCGCTCTTCGGCTCTTCAAACACTTCTCTTAATGTATACGAATATGAATACCCCAACATTTCGCGCTCGAAATACCAATTACAGAATTTTTGGTGTTTGATATTTTGATCATAGATTTGTTTATATTTGCCATGCTCCTCGCGAAGTTTTTGGATTCGCTTTTCGGTGAATGTGCTTTTATTTTTATCATTAAGTATTTTGCCATCAGCGCCATCTTTTAAGGCGGCAAAAATATCATACTTATGATGCTCTCCAAGTTCTAAAACAGAGAGTTTTTCTTTTTCCGTGAGCTTGCTAAACATTTGAGCTTCAAGAACCATTTTGCAACGATTCTCCCCAAAAGAATCTAGGCATCCAGCCTGAATCAATGTGCAAACAATACCAATATTCAATCCACAATCTTTGGCCGATTGGAATACTTGATATTTATTTGAGAATTCTTGACCGCGAAAGTCTAATAGGTTTTGAATGCTCTTTTCTGAAACACCTTTGATCGAATTCAATCCATAGCGGAGGTCTTTACCCTCAATGGAAAACTCTTCTTTAGACTTAGAAAGGTCAGGAGGTAAGAGTTTGATTCCAAATAGAGCAAGCTCTTGGGAGATTTTGAAAATTTCGGATAGCGGATCGGGTTCATTTTGAGCCATCTTCAATAATGCAAGGAAAAATTCCTGTGGATAATGAACTTTGCAGTAGGCTGTATAAAAACTAGTCACCCCGTAGCAATAAGAATGTGAATTGCTCGTGACTAGTCCTTCCGCATAAAAGTTATGATCTTTATGATCGACTTCTAAATCCAACGTACTTCTCTTTCCTATTCTTGTAGCAGATTTAATTTTTGCAAAGCGCATATAATTTCTTCTTTAAATTTATTATTATTTATTTCAATTTCCCAGCACTCTATTGTTTGCCAGTTTTCTGAGGAAAAATACTTCCTTTTCTCAATGTCTCTAACGAGATTTCTTTCTTGTATTTTTGTTTTTGGACCATTTGGGTATAATCTAGGGTCGGTGTGAAAAAATCCACCTTGACACTCGATACCCACTTTAGCATTCGGAAACGCAAAGTCAAGAGTAAAATAACCGTGTTGAAACTGAAAAATGAAATCTTCTTTTAGGGGGAGCGTTTTTAAAAAGTCCTCCATTTTCTGTTCGATAGAAGTTTTTTTATTAAATCGCCCATTTGCCCAACCTTTCGCAGTGGCTTCTCTGCATTTATTCTTGCTTTCTTCACTATGTTTTTGAGTGTGCCTAGCTTTGAGTGGATGATTTTTTCTAACTGCTTTCTGCTTTTCCCTCGTTTCTTGCGAGGCTTTTCTCCCACGAGTTTTTTCCGCCATTTTTCTTACTCTTTCGTCTTCGATAGAAAGACCTTTATTCCACGAATCCCTGCCGAACATTGGGTTATTTTCCCCCACTCTATCTTTGGAGAGTTTTTCGCATCCTTTTCTAAATGCCTCGCAATGTTCTTTGTTTACCCTTCCTCTCTTAAATAAGCTAAAAATAAGGCCGTTACCTCGGATGAGGTATCCTACGTCTTCATTTGATACTGGACATTTTGGCCATTCAATTTTTAAGAATCGGCAAACATACTCCTTAACAGAAATATCGTAGCCTTTTAAATTATTTGCAAATTTATCTAAGTAATAGACTCCATTTTCCCTTCCCCTAAACTCTTTCGAAATTTGAGTTTTTGTTTTCCCAGAAATTAAGCAAGTTTCAAATGCTGATTGAGGTATGATTTTTTTGTTATCGCTATATTCAATGATGGCCATACTAATCTTTACACACAATACTATGATTACCTCTCAATATATTTTTCATCGCCCTCATTTTTCCGTCCTCGCAGAGAAATTTATGATCCATGGAACATTCGATTATCCTTCCATCTTCAAATTCAATCTTAAATAGCTCTACAAAATTAGGATGAATATCAACAACTTCTACAAAATGGTCTTTCTTATTTTTTACGTCATAAGCCAACACTTTGTCCCCTTTTTTGATATTGGAAAGACAGTCAAATCCAGATTCTTTTTGAACAACGGTTTCTGGAGAAAGGCAAGCATTAAAGCTATAATTCGCAGAGTCCTCAGCAACTTTCCATAAGATTTCTCCAATTTTTGTATCAAGACTATTTTCTTGAATTTTTAATTGGATCTTCTCGCGCCACTCTTTCATCTGATCGACTTTCTTTTTGCCAACTATGCGCCTCAGTTGCTCGCCTTCATCAGCGGTGAACCCAATTTTACGGGCCATTGCAATCAACTGTTCTTGGTATAGAGGAATTGATCCTGTCCAACCTAGAATGTCATCAAAGAATGGGTGAATACTTGTTACCTCACCAGTATTAGAAAACTTTGCATATTGATCCGCAAAAGCCAAAGCCCCAGGGCGCGCAATTGCTAACACAGCAGATAAATCATGTAGGTTTTTAGGCCGCACTTTTTGACAAACTCTAAATCCAGTATCGGTTTCAATCTGGAATAAGCCTTGAGGAGCAATTAAGTTCTGCAAGAATTGATATGTTTCTTTATCGTCTTTATCAATATCTTCAAGAACCAGTCCTGTCATTTTGCAAACTTGGTCTAAAACTGTTAGTGTTCTTAGCCCAAGAATATCAAACTTAATTGCTACTGATGCAACGTCATTCATTTCAAATCCAGAAATAAGGTCGCCATCTTTTGTTCTTCCATACGGCATTGTATCATCAAGATCATCATGGCAGATAGCGATTCCAGATGGATGAACGCCAGTGTTTTTAATCAATCCTTCCAGCTTAAGAGCCACTTCGTAAGAGCGACTATACTGCTTGATGTATTGAGCAAAAGCTGGGCTTTCTTTAATTGCATCTTCAAAATCCAAAACCTTTCCAAACTTTTTTGGAATAGAATTTGAAACAGCATTCGCAATATCCTCATTAACTCCATCAACAATTTTGAGAGCCTCTTTAATGCAGAGTTTTCCACTAAGAGTATTCAATGTAAGGATTTTGCATGTGCGTCCTCTATGCTTCTCCTCGATGAAAGACATTACTTCATGACGACGACTGTAATCAATATCATTGTCAACGTCTGGAACTAGTGATCCATCAAGATAGGTTATTCCATCGTCAATAATTTTCTTGGCTCGACTTTTGGAAACGAACCTCTCAAAGAAGAGCTTGTATTCAAAGGGATCAATTTTTGTAACTCCGATAAGAGCCAAAACTAATGATGAGCCAGCAGAACCTCGACCAGCATTTGTTGGGATATTTTTTTCATGGCAAAAGTTGAGGATCTCCCAATTGAGAAGAATATAATCTGTGAAAGAAAGCTCTTCAAAGGTGGTCAATTCTTTTTTGACTTGCTCGTAATATTCTTTGGCATTTGATTTCTTGTCGATTCCCAATTTTTTAATACCCCTCCAGCAAAGGCGGCGTAAAAATTCATAATTGGAAACCTTTGGCGAAACTTCTAATTGCTCATAGAAGCGTGGTTCAATAGAAATTTTTGGAAGCCGAACTCCCGCGAGTAATGGTTTATTTAGTGATTGGAATTCTTCAAACATATTAAATAGTGTCGCCGTCGTTGTATCGAGATGGATTGATTTTTGGATAACTACTTAACACCGAATAGTTCAGTCTGTCAAGTATAGATTTTTTTTCTCGCTTGTTTCCGCAGATATAAAAATAGCGATGTTTTTCGGCAGGTTTAATGGTTTGTATTTTATTTTCTTTTGCCCATTGCTTTAAATTAGTAACCCCAAATCTGTCCCTAATGGTCATTGGGTGAAGTCTTTCTCCGTTTACCATATAAGAATGATCGTGAGACTTTGTTGCTCCAGTATACAGCCAATTTGTAGCTTGATAAACGAATCCGCAATGATTCCATTCGCTATCCGCATAAGATACGACAGCACATGGTTTCTCTAGCAGCTTGAGCGAATTACCAATCAAGAAACTTGCCGCGTTCTTTTCTTTTGTTTGGATTACTAAACGCGAAAGTTCATACAAACGAAAATCACGATCTTTAAATGCGTGCTTTTGAATAGGTGGAGATGGTTGACCATAAACCACAACGCCTTCAAGTTTACCATCAATTTCCAATCCGAATGCTGCCCAGAAAATAGATGCGCGACGAGAATAATGTTTTTGAGTTATCCAGTGATCGGCTGTTTTTTTATCTACTTGAATAATGTTCATGTATTAGATTTCTAATTGCCAGATTATCTTCTGAAAGACTTCAAAGGTCAGTTTTACATCGTAAACCGCATCGTGCTTATTAGCTTCATCAAATGGAATGCTAAAATACTTTAACTGCGCCGATAGTGAAGCTTTAACCTTTCGATCCCTATTGTGTAGATGTCTATATTGCCAGCATAAAAGATCGTCATTATCAGCGACTTTAGCTCCACCGTGAACCGCTCTATACAAAGGTAAAATATCCAAGTGTCTATTCATCCATGAATAGTCTGTTTTTTTACCAAGAGCCTTCCTCCAATTATTATGGATAAAGCAATCAAAACCCAATCCATTCATTGAAACTACAATATACTCTGGATTGTAAAGATAAGCTTCAAATTCTTCTAAAACCTCCAGTGGGTCGCGAGCTTCACTTTCGTAGGTATGCTGATCAAAATGATTTAGCATTGCAATATTATCAGCTATTTGATAATCTGGCCAAAATATTTTTCGCTCAAATTCGCCAGTTTGTTTTTTACCTTGATGAGTTATATAGCCAAGCTGCCATGGAAGACCAGTTCCCAATGCAAGATTGGCTGTTTCGAAATCAAATGTAATGAATTTCTGCCCGTAATTAAATCTTAATAGTTGATCAGTCATGTTTTTCTAAAATTTTTTCAAGTTTACTCCATTCTTTATAGAGCTTTTGTGATTCTTTGTTCAGAGAATTCATTCTTTTCTTAATGAATTTAATTTTTAAAGGTGCGGCAAAAATTTGCGCCTCTCTCTTTGTTGGAAAGATATTTGAGGCGGGAAACTGCAAAAGACCACCATAGTCTAAAAGACAATCTTCTCCATTCGAACCTTTTAAATCAAACCACCCACCAAATGTTTGCTTCCAAGTTAATCGGCTCACGCAATAAAATTGAAAAGGAACAATCCAAACTTTATCGCCGCGTTTTAAAGATTTTAGCCATTTTTGTCGGTTCATATTATTTTTCCACAAAGCTTTCCCAACTGAATTCATTACTAGACATATCCTCCAATTCGGGTTTATCTAAGGTTTGATTCTTACCGCCAATTCGACCAGTTATGATACGATACGTGACATACGATTCGTAGTCTTTTTTATTGCGGTAGTAAATGGTTTTCGCTTCCTTGGTGAGCCAATTATTTTCTTCGGCTAATTTAAATACTTTAGATCGAAGTTTTTCATCAAAAGGTAAACCATTATTCTCCAAGAATAATGTGGGCGCTGCGAACCCCAAATCTGGAATACAAGTCTGGAAGTAAAAAGAATTACGATGCATAAATGAATCATAAAATGGAACTGCAAGGGCTAAGTCTGGCGACCATTTATCTTTTAAAGTCATACAGTCTAAAAAACCTTCTGACTCAGAAAACGCTAAAGAATAGAGTTTCATCAAAAGCTTTGCGCCATTGTCATTTTTAGCGAAAACGATTAATTTATGATTTGATGACTTTTTATCCTCCGCCATCCTATCATTGCAGATATTGAAACGGATGCCAAAAATCAATTTAATACCCAATTCTTTACATCTGTCAAGTGCAGTTTTAAAGCCAGTGAACTCATCCTCCACTAAAACTATTTGATCCAAGCTGTAGTCTTTGGCAATGGAAAGAATTGAATCTGGGCCAGAGTTTGGTGGTGATGGTTTATCAAGAGTGAGTATGCTCTTGCGGGAGTAAGTAGACTTGAAGAGTGGAATCATTTTATTTTTGATGGCGCAGACAGCCGCTGTAGAATTTTTCTGTCCATAAATATACTTCAATAGGATACTTTGTCAAGAGCTTTTCGCGTTCATCAATAAAACAAGATGCAATCCATTGGCCATCTTTTTCGATATAATAATAGGGGAATGGGTGACGGGCCTCACAGGAAAACATTAACGTGCCATCTTTTTTAAGTTGGCCAGCATAAGTTCCAAAACCACACAATAGTTTACCAGAAAAAGAATCATCAGATGGCATACCTTGATCTACAGCAAAATTTTCAGTAGCTTTTTCTTCATCAAAAGATTCAAGATATTGTTGGTAATCCTCTAGCTCATAATCAAACCCATCAATTTCTTCCTCTGTGAAATTTACAGTGATTTTACCTCCACCATTGTGATACTGTTTTTTTGTGACTTTCCCTTGATACTCTCCTGTTGCCCATTCCGATTCCAAAGAGCAATCAAACTTAAGAAAAAGAAACTCACAACTGATAGTTTTAACGGGAGGAATAATTCCTGCGTCTGACATTTTTCTAACAGCTTTTGCGTAGAAGTTTGCTTGCAGTGGATCTTTAATATCGGAGCCTCGATAAGTTTCTTTGCTCGTTTTATAATCTCTAATTAAAGCATGACCGTCTTCATAAAGAAAGAGGCGGTCAATAAATCCCCTGATCTTATATTTCTCTGGCTCTTCGAATAAGAAATCTTTTTCTGTATAAGAATGAGCTAAGTTTTCACGAAGATTTCCATAGAAATCATAAGACAAACCATTCAATACAAAATCTTTAACCTTTTCAATATTTTCTGGCGTATCAGTATCGTTTTTACGCGCTAGTTTATAAGTTAAATGTCTAATGCTTTGGCTAACAAAAATATCTTTAGCTTCAAGAATTTTTTGAACTAGCGCTTTTCTTTTGTCAACAGCAAGGCACTCAAGAATGATGTGGACATTACCCCCGACTTTCGCTCCATTGTTGGAGCGTGATGGAATGTGCAAAAGGTAACTACTGTAGTATTTCCAAGAGCAACCTAATGCTGTTTTAACTTTGCTAGCTGATTGAGTTATTTGTAAGGACATTAGATTTTCTTTAAAAATTTCGCCACTTTATCCACGGCAAAATATTGTTGGTTAGTGTTAATAAATTCTTTGATTTTTGAGTTCGCCAAGACTTCGTGATTGCAGGACCACTTAACTATATCAATACCAGCTTCATGCATTTCCCCAAGGTCATTAAGACTAGGCAACCGAATCTTTAATTTGTCAATCGGGAAAATGCTAGATAACTTCATCAATGTTTTAATTGAGGCGACTAATCCACGGTTGTAATCAAAGTTTGGGCCTTCATCATTGTTTCCAACGATAATAATTTCTTCTGGATCTTTAGAGAGTAGGAAGCCCTGCATTGTTGGCGAGCATCCCAAACCAAAAGTGACAAGATGATTTTCTAATCCATTCTCTGTTAAAACCATAGAATCTCCAATACTCTCAACAAGCATTACTTTTGCGCCACTATCAATTTTTTCTTTGGCGGCTAATAAGCTGGGTAGATTATATGGAAAAATCCATTCCTGCTTTTCTCCTAGATGTTTCCATTTTGGAGCACTAGCTTCTTCTTTATAATCAATATGCCTTCCAGAAAAACCAATAATTTGTTCATTTTCATTATAGATTGGAAAAACCATTCTTTGGTACATCTTGCCTACAGTAGCGTATCCGATTTTATATTTACGCTGAACGTCCTTACTTATTTTACGTTTTTCATAAAATGAGTAGTTGGGAAGTAAGCGGTCTAAACAATCAGGTGGATAAATTCTTGGCATAATTATTTTTTTCTCAATTTTGATTGGGGCTAAAACTTTTTGCCCACCAAGTATTTCTTTAATCTTTCGCCAATCTTGAATATGATGGCTTAATAGCTCTCTCAGTGAAAACTTTTTATCAGCAGCGTAGTCAACGCAGTAACCAGAATTCTTCCAGACTTTTAATGAGTTAGTGGAATCGCCGCCTCGATAAAGCGCTTTAGTTCGATAATACTGGCCGAAATCCTGTAGTTGGTATCCAAGGTCAGATAGTATCTCATAAACTCGTCCTGCTTCAAATTCAAGGGATACAGATGGTTGATTTGTGGTATTTTTTGAATCCATTTTGGACTGAGTGGATACAGTGTGGGCATAGCGCATCTCTTTCGTTTTCCATGCGTGTTCCGAGGTATTCTCGACGAACCGCTTTGGCCCAGCCAACTGGGTATTCATGTTTTGTGGATTGAAATTCTTGATCATATCCACAGTTGTCGCAAGTAGCAATAAGGGTTTTTAATTGTTGGAGCATAGGTCAGAAGTTTCGCAATTACAGGACATTGGATATATTAAAATGGCGATGGCTCATCTTCATATTCTGATTGTAATTTTGGGTTCACTGATTTCGATCTCGCAATATTACGCAGATCTCCCTTCTCCGCAAGAGCAAAATTAGCAAATTGCAAATTGATAAAGTTTTGGCGTAATTTATCTCCTACTTTCACTGGCTCCAAGTGACCCATTACGTCTTCTCCAAGATGACGCGCTTTAATGCAAATTAATTTATGAGTGCCAAATTCAACCCCTTCTTCAGCAATTTCATCCATTGTTTTCTTTCTCAAGATAAACATGTGAGAGCAAAATTGAATAATGCGGTCTGACAAACTCACAGTGCTTTCATCATCAACAATTTGATCGGCTTTTTTATTTGTTGTGACACCCATTCTATTGCTCTGAACAGATGTGAACATACTAACCATTGGCCGATTTTCAAAAAGAATATCTTTCTGCACAAACTTTTTAAATTTATCAACAATTTCTCCGACCACTTGCCATTCGGTCATACTTCCACCAAGCTGATTAGTTGTCTTAATATAGTCAAAAGACAAGATCATTTTTTTACCACGCCCAACCGTAGAGTAATAAAACTTTGTTGCTAAGCCAACCATTTCATCTGCCGTCATACCAGCAACACAGTAGTAGTAAAATTTACTTTTGCCACTCTTGATTTTATTCAGAGCATCACGAACTTTTTGTGCGGTTAAAGGATTGTTTCTCCATTTCCCAGATTCAATAAGATGATGTGGAACTTCAGATAACGACGATGCGCGGCGAAAAGTTAATTCTTCAATACTCATTTCTCCGTTGTCAAAATGCAGCACTGGAATGTCGTATTTGTCGCCAACAAAACAGCATTCATCCATGGCCAAGGTTGTTTTGCCACTTCCTGATCGACTCGTAATACAAGTAATATTTCCTGGTTTATGGAGGCTCCCATAAATCTTATTTACCGTAGGAAACTTACCGAAAATTGCTTCGTCTTGATTTTTTCCAGCCTCCTCAATGATACGTTCCATATCATCGTAAATATTTACTGGAATATCACCATCTAATTCAAAATGATTTACTTTTTTGTTGTAAATTGAATCTGATGTTTCAATGATCTCAGAATAGCTTGCCGATGGATCTAAGCTTTCCATCCTTTTCTTGATTTCTTCTCCAGTGGCAGCTAATTCACGCCTCAAAGAAAGTTTCTTCAACTCTTTAGCGATTCTTAAAACAGATCCTTCCGCGCAGTTCCTCATTCCAAGAGATAGGACATATTGAGCTAAGCTCATATCCGTATCTATATTTAGATTCATTCGTTCAATTCGTTGAGCGATAATATTCGCATCAACAGCCTCACCCTTTTCCACTGCTTGACGCACCAAAGAAACAACTAATGAATCTTTATAGTCTCCATCGACTACATCATCTTCAGAAAAAAAAGACTTAACAGACAACCATTCTTGTGGGTATTTAAGAATGGAAGTGATTAGTTTTTGTTGGAGAGTGAAATCGTATAGCATATTTAAAGATAAACTGTTTTAAGTTACAGTCAAGGATTATTCTTCATGATCATCTCGTTCACTTGAGCCAATAGCATCATGATCATCAAGTTCGCGCAAGTATATCTCAGCGCATTTTCTTAGGCACATATTTGTTGACATGTCCATTTTACTTAAAATAGGACGCGGGTTTCCATCGTTATCTATTAAGAATAGTATAAATCCTTTATTTTTATCGGCGGAACCCGTTAGTTCGTAGAGTTTCACTAGAAACTGCTCTGGAATTTGGAATGATTGATTAGACATCTCTACAATAATACGCCTAAATCAGAAAAAAATTGCTCACTAAGTTGATCTTTGGGAAGAATTTCCACCAAGATAATATTGTTGAGTCGGCAAAATTCATGCTTATCCAAGTCTCTTTTAATTTGCGAAAGGAAGTTCATTTTACTTCCGCGATGAAAAAACTTATTGTATGAACCGTGTTGGCTCCCTTGAACTTCGCAAGCAATTCTCTGGGACGCATTATACAAATCAAATGTGCAAAGAGTCCCAACGATTCTTAGTTCTTCAAAAACCTGATCGCGCTTCCAATATGGACGTAAAAATTGTTTAACAGAATCTTGAAATTTAGAACGAGTTTTAGCGTCCCAATCTATTAAGTATTTTGTAGCTTTTTTTAGGGTTTTTTTTCTGCCTTGTAAATCAAGGAATGTCATTCAGTAATGATTGCTAAGATTTTCTTTTTTAGAAATTCCATTGCCGCAGAATCTTCTTCAAGGTAGTTATATAGCTTGTTGATTCCATTTATTTTTTCTTGGAGTTCAACACCTTCTGATTTTGCTGATTCAATAATATCTGCTTCAAAAGTCAACCACGCTCCACCCTTAGATAGAAGCTGATAACCAATTAATAAATCGGCTACCTCTTTACTCTGCCAAACTTGAAGCGAACCTTTATATTGCTCTCCGCGACGAATTGGCACTGAATACATGTTGCCAGTAACATCATCAGCGGATTTTAAAATCTTAATTCGGGCGAATTTACCAAGAATTTTATTTGTAAACTTGTCGGGTTTAAGTGCGTCATTTTCGAGAATTAAGTCTCCTTGATTCACTGGCTGATATTCGAAAACATAATCTGCTTGATGCTGCTGTGATGATCCACCACTAGAACTCCCTTGGTTTGGAGCGGTAGGCGAGTATGTGTCGATTTTAATTTGCGCAGCATATTGACCCGTGATAATACCAAGAGCATCATAATGCATATTAGGCAGTGCTAAATGCCTAAAAAGCAACTTAGTTAGCTTAGGAACGCCAGCAACCATGCCTCCGCTCGTCACTCCCTTCTTCAAATCGTCTTCTAGGATTAGTCCATCCATAGAATCAATCATCCACGCAATACGTTCTCCAGCGTGATATGCATCATGGACTGTATCGACGATGAGCTTAAAAATTGGTTCTGCGATATTTGAGCAAACAACAAACACCGTTCCCTCTGTCCAATCTTCAATATCATAAACAAATTTAAGGCCAGTCTTCGCTGACTTATCTTTAGAAAGACGCCCTTCTGCTTTCACATATAAGCACTTTGAGTTTGGCATTGTCTTCATATAGTTTTCAAGGAAAACAAATCCTTGACTAGACTTTCCAACTTCTGAGCCTTTACCAACGAGGCGCACAATCATTCCAGACCTAACTTGAATATCAGAATCAAGGATTAATGATCCAGAAGAAATAATTGTCTCTTCTGGAATTACATTGTTGTAATGAGTAGCTGTCTTCAAAAAGTTTTGAAGGGCGGAACTTGAGGATTGTTTTTTTTCCTCTTTTGGTGGTAGGGTTTTTCGATTCACGGCCATAATTATAGTATTTCTCTCAGAGATTGTTTCTTCTTTACCTCAACGTCTTTTCCAAATTTTTCAGATGATAAAATTATTTGCTCTTGCGGTAGCGGTTGATAATTAAAGGCGTGAAATCTTCGCGCCAATTCGGTTTTACCCCATTCACTAGACAATACGGCTAAGCTTGGAAGCTTCTTTCCAAAATCAATAACATTCAAGAACTCTAATGAGTAAGCATCTTCCAGTCTTTTCATCAAGGTAAACTCACGAATAGACCATTCTCTAATGTTTTGAGTTGGCTTTTCAACTAACTTTTCCAGCAAGTTTTTTTTATTAATTTGCGGAGGCTTGGGGTTTTTAATTTTTTTTGAGCGCGGCATATTAATCTAAAAATTTTCCTTTACTGTTCAAGCATGTGCTTATCGCTAAAAGCAAGCAAAGTAATAAAATGACAATTGTTGGCCAAATTAAATACGGCAACATCATTTCCGTTAAATCGGAAATGCATCTACAAATGTGAATAACTGGTGAAAAATCCATGAACTACTTTAAAGTAGAACTTGGAAATGTCAAGAGTTATTTATATCCCACATAACCATTTTTTTAACAAGCTGATCAAATGACACTTTTGGGTTCCAATTAAGCTCTTTTCTTGCCGTGTCTGAATTTCCAAATAAACTTTGGACTTCGCAAGGTCGAAAAAAAACTGGATCAATTTCAACAAGTACACTTGATTTAACTCCAGAAATATCATGCACCCAATTTGGCACAATAAACTTCTCATTCAAGCCTTCTCCAATCCAAGCGCCTTCGATACCAGCAGCTAAAAATGCCTTTTCTACAAACTCTCTAATAGTGTGAGTCTCATTGGAAGAAAGTAGGTAATCTTTAGGTTCTTCTTTATTTAGCATTAACCACACAGCTTCAACGAAGTCCTCTGAATCAGACCAGTCCCTAGTGGCGGAGAGGTTACCAAGTTTAATTGGCTCAAAAGGTTTTTCGTCGCAAATACTTGAATTGATTCTGGCAACTCCTTTTGTAATTTTTCGAGTTACAAACTCTTCGCCGCGACGGACGCCCTCATGAAACAAGATACCTTGAACAGCGTAAATGTTATAAGAGTCGCGATAGACTTTTACAAGGTGATGCGCAGCGCATTTAGCCGCTCCATATGGTGATCTTGGACGAAACGGATGATTAATATCTTGAGGAGAATAAATTACGTCTCCAAATTGCTCGCTACTACCAGCATTATAAAATCTAGTTTCTGGCGAGTAGTTACGGATAGCCTCTAAACAGAAAAGAACTCCCATGCAATTTGTTTGCATGTGGTTTACTGGCATTTTCCAACTATTACCAACAAAGGAATTGGCGGCAAAGTTAATAAAATAATCTGGTTTAATTTCGCGAATGACCTGATTGATGTTTTCAGTATCAGTAATATCCAAGTCTATTGTAGAAAATCTTGAGTTATTTTTAAGATGCTCGATGTTGCCATGATTAGGAACGCTTAAACGCCTATGCGCTCCATATACAAAAAAATCTGTATTTTGCAATAGATAGTCCGCCATTAGCGAACCATCTTGACCTGTTACTCCTGTAATGA